GAAGTTCGATTGAACTTTCCTCGCGCGCGTGCGCGTGTAGTAGTTATATATAATACTACTCTCTCTCTTATAGAGAGAGAGATATGACGTAGTTATATATATATACTATTACGCGCGCGCGTTAGTAGTTATATACTTAGGGCCGTGAGGTTTGGGTTTCTCCCACCCGTGCCTCATAGGCAGGCAGGCGCACCCCACCCGCGTCTGTCTGCCGCCACAAAGGAGAGCCACATGAGCAGTCTTGCCGCACTGAAGGACAAGATCGGAACCCTACCACTGGAGGAGCAGGCCAAGCTCCTTGATCTCCTGACGGAGCTTGAGGAGGCTGAGAACAAAACTGCCGCGAAGGATAACTTCATGGCATTTGTCAGGATGATGTGGCCGAGCTTTATCGGCGGCAAGCATCACAAGACAATGGCCGAGGCCTTCGAGCGTGTGGCGCGCGGAGAGTTGAAGCGCCTCATCATCAACATGCCACCTCGACACACCAAGTCAGAGTTCGCGTCTTACCTGCTGCCTGCTTGGTTTCTTGGGAAGTTCCCAGAGAAGAAGGTTATTCAGACGGCACACACAGCCGAACTGGCCGTCGGCTTTGGTCGTAAGGTCAGGAACCTGATTCAGTCAGAAGACTTCAATAAGGTTTTCTCCGGCATCACGCTGTCGTCAGACTCAAAGGCCGCTGGTCGCTGGAACACCAACAAGCGCGGCGACTACTTCGCTATCGGTGTTGGTGGTGCCGTCACTGGTAAAGGTGCTGACCTGTTGATCATTGACGACCCGCATTCTGAACAAGAGGCACAGCAGGGGCAGTTCAACCCGGAAGTCTATGACCGGGTCTATGAATGGTATACCTCCGGCCCACGTCAGCGTCTCCAGCCCGGTGGTGCCATCATCATCGTTATGACCCGATGGGCAAAGCGAGACCTGACAGGTCAGATTCTGAAATCCACGGGAGACCGCAAGGGCATGGATGACTGGGAGGTGATTGAGTTCCCGGCAATCATGCCATCAGGAAACCCTCTCTGGCCTGAGTTCTGGTCATTGGAAGAACTGGAAGCACTGAAGGCAGAACTTTCTATCTCGAAGTGGTCTGCCCAGTATCAGCAAGACCCAACCTCTGAAGAGGGGGCACTCATCAAGAGAGACTGGTGGCGAGAGTGGCCGGATGAGGAACCTCCCTCCTGCGAAGCTATCATCCAGTCTTGGGACACCGCATTCTTGAAAACGCAGCGAAGCGACTACAGCGCCTGCACGACGTGGGGTGTGTTCTATCACCCAGACAAGAATGGCAAGTCTATGCCAAATATTATCCTACTGGATGCCTACAAGGAAAAGCTTGAGTTCCCAGACCTAAAGCGTGCAGCCTACGATAAGTTCAAAGAATTTGACCCTGACCAGATGATCGTTGAAAAGAAAGCCTCCGGTGCGCCGTTGATCTTTGAGCTTAGGGCCATGGGCATTCCAGTGACAGAGTTCACTCCCTCACGGGGGCAGGATAAGATCGCGAGGGTGAATGCAGTTACAGACCTGTTCGCCAGCGGAGCGATATGGTATCCTCCCACGCGATGGGCAGAAGAGGTCATCGAGGAATGCGCCGCGTTTCCTTCTGGGGAGCACGATGACTTTGTGGACTCGACCACTCAAGCTCTGCTAAGGTTCAGGCAAGGTGGCTGGGTGAGGGCCGAATCTGATGACTGGGATGACGAGCCAAAATATCGCAGGCCAGTCGAGTACTACTAGGAGCTTGTGAATGGCTATTGAAAAGCGCATGGAGCCGTCGGACTTCGACATCGAAGGCACCGATGCCGAGGAAATCGAAGTTGAGATCGTCAACCCGGAAGCTGTGTCCATCAACACAGAAGACGGTGGTGTGATCATTGACTTCGAAGGCGATGACTCCGAAGAGACTGATGCGCCAGATCACGATTCCAACCTTGCTGAGTTTATTGACGAGGCCGACCTTCAGGCTATGGCAGCCGAGCTTATCGATGATTTCAATTCAGACCGGGAATCCCGCAAGGAGTGGGCACGAGCCTATGTCAAAGGCCTAGACCTTCTCGGCATGAAGATCGAAGAGCGCAGCCAGCCGTGGCAGGGTGCCTCTGGTGTGTTCCACCCCGTCCTGACCGAAGCCGTTGTTCGCTTCCAAGCGCAGGCCATGAGTGAGCTTTATCCGGCCTCTGGCCCCGTTCGCACCAAGATCATGGGCAAGCTGACGCCTGAAAAAATGGATCAGGCCGACCGGGTAAAGACGGAGATGAACTACATCATCACCGAAGAAATGACCGAATACCGCGATGAGATGGAGCAGATGCTGTTCAAGCTTCCGCTTGCTGGCTCTTCGTTCAAGAAGGTCTACTACGACCCCATCCTTGAACGCCCGTGTGCCATGTTCATCCCTGCAGAAGACTTCGTTGTCTCTTATGGTGCCTCAGACCTGATGACGTGCCCGCGCTACACGCATGTCATGAAGAAAACCAAGAATGAAATCTTGGAGATGCAAGTTGCTGGCATGTATCGAGACATCGAGCTGCCCGATCCTGAGCCTGATTTCTCCGACATCCAAGACAAATACGACGAGCTTGATGGGGAAAGCGCCGTTCTTGAAGACGATGATCGCTACACCCTTCTTGAAATGCATGTCACCATGAACATGCCAGAAGGATTTGACGATGAAAACGGGATCGCGCGCTCATATGTGGTGACTATCGATAAGTCATCCAAAGAGATTCTTGCCATCCGCAGGAACTGGTATGAAGACGACCAGAAGAAAAAAAAGCGGATGCACTTCGTCCACTACAAATACCTTCCGGGTCTAGGGTTCTACGGCACAGGTCTTATCCACCTTATGGGTGGACTGGCCAAGTCCGCGACATCGATTCTGCGTCAGCTCATTGATGCTGGCACTTTGTCAAACCTTCCTGCTGGTCTTAAAGCCCGTGGCCTGCGCATCAAGGGTGACGATACCCCCCTTATGCCGGGTGAATTTAGGGATGTAGACGTACCGGGTGGAGCAATCCGCGACTCGATCACGTTCATTCCCTACAAGGAACCATCATCAGTTCTCTACTCGCTTCTTGGGAATATTGTTGAGGAAAGCCGCCGCGTGGGCTCAGTCGCAGATATTCAAGTCGGCGACATCAGCGCACAGGCACCCGTTGGTACAACTCTGGCCCTGATGGAACGCTCCATGAAGGTCATGAGCGGCGTACAGGCCCGCCTACATGCTGCCATGAAGAATGAACTTCGCATTCTTGCGAGGATCATCCACGACTACATGCCCGCCGAATATGCTTACGAAATGGATGGCGACTTCAATCGCATCGAGGATTTCGACAAGCGCATTGATGTTATCCCAGTCTCTGACCCGAATGCTGCCACCATGGCGCAGCGGATCATGCAGTATCAAGCCGCCCTACAGCTTGCACAGCAGGCACCCCAGCTCTACGACATGGGAAAGCTGCACCGTCAAATGCTGGAGGTTCTTGGCATTCAGGATGCAAGCGACATCATCAAACTGCCGGAAGACATCAAGCCTGCAGACCCCGTGACCGAAAACATGATGATGCTGAAGCAAGAGCCAGTGAAGGCATTCAAGTACCAAGATCACGAAGCCCACATCGCTGTTCACATGGCGGCGATGCAAGACCCGAAGATGCGCGAACTGGTTGGTCAGTCGCCGTTTGCTCAGGCAATCGGTCAGGCTATGGCAGCGCACGTCACCGAGCACGTTGCCTTCCAGTATCGTCGCAACATCGAGAAGATGCTTGGTGTCGAATTGCCAAACGAAGATCAGGCACTGCCCGAGGATGTCGAGATCGAAATCTCTCGCCTTGCCAAAGACGCAGCAGAAAAACTCCTCCAAAAGGATCAGGCCGAAGCTCAGGCCGCGCAAGCGCAGCAGCAGATGCAAGACCCTGTTGTGCAGATGCAGCAACAAGAGCTTCAGCTCAAGCAGCAGGAACTGCAGCACAAGATCAAAATGGACGAAGCAAAGCTGCAGCTTGATGCGCTGAACAAGCAAACCAACGCACAGCTTCAGGCCCAGCGGATTACTTCCGAAAACCAAAGGGCAGGCGCGCAGATCGGTGCTCGCCTTGCTGCTGAACTTGACAAAGGACAGCGTGAAGACAAACAGGCTGGCGCAAAACTTGGAATCGAAATAGCAAAGGAGCTTGCTAAGGGAGATGGATGATACTGTGATCGCGCTGATAAGGCGCACGATACAAGAGTCCAAGCAAAGTCTAGAACAATTTCTCGCGGGTGGTGGCGCGGATAGCTTCGAAAAATACAATCGTGCCGTTGGCCGATACGAAGCCCTGTGTATCATAGAAGGAGAAATAGCGGACATAGAAAAAAGATACGTTGAAAGTTAGAACTTTTAGGGTATCTTGCAAACTGGGAGAGCTTCGCGGGTAGTCCGCGCAGGGTGACTGTGAGCCTTAAATCACTGCAGGAACGAGAATGTACACGGGTGAGAATACAACAGACGAGCGCGTAGCGTCCAAACTACCGCAGCCTCAGGGATACAAAGTCCTTATTGGCGTTCCGGAAATCAGCGAAAAAACCGAAGGCGGTGTCTTCCTTCCAGACGGCTTGAAGACTGCTGAAGAAACAGCGTCAATTATTGGCTTTGTCATGAAGCTTGGGCCAGATGCCTACAAAGACGAAAAAAAGTTTCCGAATGGCGCTTACTGCAAAGAAGGCGACTTCGTGATCTTCCGTTCGTACTCAGGCACGAGATTTAAGATTCATGGGACAGAGTTTCGACTCATCAACGACGACACCGTCGAGGCGGTTGTTGACGATCCACGGGGGTATAGCCGAGCATGAATCGCGTAATGGAAAAAGACGATTTTGAATTTGAGGAAGAGACCTCCTCAAAAGTTCAATCGAACAAATCTGAAGATGAAGACTTCGAGATCGAGGTAATCGACGACACGCCAGAACCGGATCGCGGCAAGGCGCGTCGTGCGGATGATGCCGAGGCTCAGGTTCCAGAAGACGATGAAATTCAATCTTACAGCGAAGGTGTGCAGAAGCGCATCAAGCAGTTGAAGTTTGAATACCACGAAGAGCGCCGCCGCAAAGAAGAGGCCGCTCGTCTTCAGGAAGAGGCGCTGCGCTACGCCCAGCAGGTTAAGGCTGAAAACGACAAGCTTCGCAAAACACTTGAAGAGGGCGAAGGCGTTCTTGTTAATCAGGCTAAGGGCCGTGTTGCTGCCGAGCTAGATAAAGCAAAGGCAGCTTACAAAGCAGCCTATGAGGCTGGCGACTCAGATGCGCTAATTGAGGCGCAAGAGCGTTTGACCGCGCTTCAAACCGAAAAGTTGCGGTATGACAGCTATCGCCCGCAACCGCGTCAGGCTCAAACCCCTGCACCGGAATATACAAGACCGCAGCCACAGCCGCCTCGTCCCGACGAGAAGGCAATGTCTTGGGCCCAGAAGAACACTTGGTTCGAGCGAGACTCTGAAATGACCGGATACGCTTATGGGCTTCACGAGAAGCTCGTAAGAAGTGGAGTTGATCCGCGAAGCGATGAGTATTACAATCAAATTGACCGTGCGGTTCGCCGCATGTTCCCGGATAGGTTTGACAGTGGGAAAATTGAGGAAACGGCACCCCTCCGTCAAGCTGGTAACGTGGTCGCCCCCGCTGCAAGGAGCGGAAAGAAACCACGCAAAGTGCAACTGACCTCGACGCAGGTCGCTCTCGCCAAGCGACTTGGGCTGTCAAATGAACAATATGCGGCGCAATTGTTGAAGGAAATGAACAAATGACGGATCGCACCCCACGCAACGCTGAAACCCGAGAAGAGGGTAAACGCAAGGTGACATGGGAAAGACCTTCGATGCTGCCTACCCCCGAACCCCGCGATGGCATCACCTACCGCTGGATTCGCACATCGACTCTGGGTAAAGCAGACAATACGAATGTTTCTTCCAGATTTCGTGAGGGTTGGACACCTGTCCGTGCAGTTGATCATCCAAGCCTTCAAATTGTGTCCGATATCGACTCTCGATTTAAGGACAACATTGAGGTCGGTGGCTTGCTGCTTTGTCAAAACGCAACCGAAAAAGTTGAGGCAAGGATGGATGCCCAGCGCACTATGGCCGAAAGTCAAATGAGTGCTGTGGACAACAACTACCTCAAGAACTCAGACCCTCGCATGCCCGTTTTGAAACCAGAACGTGCTACGCGAACTTCGTTTGGTAAGTGAACCTAAACAGTCGCTTGCCTTTGTTGAAATCTAGGAGGATGAGATATGGCTACTACTGCCGCTCCTTATGGCCTTCGTCCGGTGAAACGCGCCGACGGTATGCCTTACGCTGGGGCTACGTCCCAGTACCTCATCGATCCGGCTGGTGAAGCGACGAACCTGTTCTATGGTCAAGTCGTCATCATTGGCGCGGATGGATACATTGCTCTTGCTACCGGGACGGGTTCCGACCTGACCACGAACAGCATCAGCGGCACGACTGGTGTCGGCGCTATCGGCGTCTTCGTTGGTTGTGAGTATGTGAACTCTTCGGGGCAACTCGTTCAGGCACAATACTACCCCTCTGGTACTGCTAACGGTGGCACGATCAAAGCCTATGTCGTCGATGACCCCAACGTCCTGTTCCAAGCACAGCTTGACGGGTCGGGTGCTCAGACGGTCATTGGCACCAACACGTTCTTTGCTGCAGCGCAGTCCACCTCGACAGGCTCGACCTCGACGGGTAACTCGACTTCGGCACTGGATGCCACCGTCCAAACCGCAGCGGCTGCATTCCGCATCGTTGCTCATGTGTCACCTGCAAGTGATGCGTTTCCGGATGTACTTGTAAAGTTCAATCCGGGCGCTCATCAGATGACTAACAACGTCGGCCTGTAAGGAGTTGTGACATGGCTATTTCACGCGCCCAACTTCTGAAAGAACTCCTGCCGGGTCTTAACGCCCTGTTCGGTTTTGAGTACGGTAAGTACGAAAACGAGCACGCAGAAATCTACGAGACCGAAACCTCTGAGCGTAGCTTCGAAGAAGAAGTCAAGCTGTCTGGTTTTGGCGCAGCTCCGGTGAAAGCCGAAGGTGCATCTCTTTCGTATGACAACGCACAGGAATCTTTCACTGCCCGTTACAACCACGAAACCGTGGCAATGGGCTTCTCCATCACTGAAGAAGCGATGGAAGATAACCTGTATGACTCGCTGTCTGCGCGTTATACGAAGGCTCTGGCTCGCGCCATGGCTTACACCAAGCAGGTTAAGGCAGCATCGCTGCTGAACACCGGGTTCGACGTCTTCACCTCCGGTGACGGCGCGTTCCTGTTCAGCACGACGCACCCGACTGTGGCTGGCACCAACAACGCCAACCGTCCGTCGGTCGCGGCTGACCTCAACGAAACCTCGCTCGAACAGGCTGTGATTGATATCGCAGCATACACTGACGAGCGTGGCCTGCTGATTGCTGCACGTCCGCGCAAGTTGATCGTGCCGCCGTCTCTGATGTTTGTTGCAACTCGTCTGCTGCAGACCGAGCTGCGTGTCGGCACCGCCGATAATGACATCAACGCTCTCAAGTCGAACGGTTCGATCCCGGAAGGCTACCGTGTTAATCACTATCTTACTGATTCTGATGCATGGTTCCTGACCACGGACGTTCCGAATGGCATGAAGCACTTCGTGCGTACTGCGATGCAGACCGCGATGGATGGCGATTTTGACACCGGAAACGTTCGCTACAAGGCTCGGGAGCGTTATTCGTTTGGCGTCTCTGATCCGCTGGGCATCTACGGTTCGCCGGGTGCATAAGTTCAATTAAACTTATAAAGAGGGGGCGGCTTCGGTCGCCCCTTTCTTTTTTATCGTGCCCCGTGTACACTTCGCGCAGGGTAACATCAGCCACGCAGACAGGACGCCCGACCTGACGATGCACAGACTGCGCGGCGAATCCTTGTGCAAGGGGTACTTCCATGGCTAATACAACTTTCAGCGGCCCCGTCCGCTCGCAGAACGGCTTCCAGACCATCTCCGTAAACGCAGACAGCGGAACCGAAACCCTCACTGGTTCGTTCGGTTTTGGCATCGCGAACCCCGCAGGTGTTGGCATCACCGCTGGTACTGGTACGGTCTACGAGACCTCCGTTGCCCGCAACAATGGCATCGTGACCACTTC